ATACTCTGTATTGGTTTGTTTTTAGTGTCTGGACGATCGATAGTTGGATCTGTTTGCAGTCCAGCGATCAAATAATCACAATGATTTTTTGCTTCTGCTAGCATAGCTACGTGGCCAGCATGGAAAAGATCAAAGGTACTAAATGTTATGCCAATAGTCTTACCTTCATCTTTAAGCTGTCTAACTTTGTTGAATATCATTCTGCTGGTTCTAGTTTTATCTGTAAAGGAAATCCATTGTTGCGGGCCAGCTGTGTGACTTCAACACCTTTTTGTTCTGCCATCTCATATGGAAGTATTGCAGCAGTACCGCTGCCTTCTTCGTGTATCTTCATTGTGACTTCTTGTGCAGATTCTGGTGTGTGATTGAAAATAGTAACCAGAGTTTCTATGACGAATTCCATAGTGGTCACGCTGTCATTAATATAGATCACACGATATAAGGGAGGTTCTTTCAAGTCAATTTTGGGAGTAGGTTTTACTCTAGTAACGGCTTTGGTACCCATAAATTCCTTTTCGAGTGTTTTTGTCATATTTTAGTTGAATAGCCGGGCGATATTTCTACCGCCCATACTATTAATTATACTACCTTTCGTTTTAAATTGCAATTACTTTTGGAAAGTAATAGCGATTTTCTTAGGCTTAGCTGACTCTGGAACGATATGTTCTAAAGTAACAGTTAAGATACCATTCTTAACACCAGCACCTTTGACTTCAACGTTTTCTGCGAGAGCAAATGTGCGTTCAAAATCACGGCCAGCAATACCTTGATGTAGATACTGCGCTTCTACCTTGTTTTCTTTATTGATTGCGCCAGTAACAACCAGTTCGTTGTTAACGATCTCAACATCCAATTCACTTTCATCAAATCCCGCCACTGCTACCTCAATCTTCCAGATAGTTTCTGACTCTTTGATGATGTTGTAAGGTGGGTAGTTACTGGCATTTAATGTGCCAGCTGTTCTGCTGAGCTCATCAAACATGCGATCAAATCCAACTGCAAATCTTTGGATACTTGGGATATCCAAACTGTTAATATATACTTGTTTCATAGCTTATTCTCCTTATATAAAGCAAGATTAAATAAAGGACCCTTATTCGGCATCCTTTTTAACTTCAGTAAACTCGGCATCTACTACATCGCTGGGTTTTTCTGAATTCTGTTCTGCACCAGGTTCCACTGTTGGTGGAGTTTCTGCTGCTTGTTTGGCCTGTAACAGTGCTGATAACGGTTCAAACAACTTGGTTACAGAGTCTTTGATCTTTTCAGCATCTTCAGTTTTAATCGCATCTTCAACTTCATTGATCGCTTGTTCAATCTTAGACTTTTGTTCATCAGTGATCTTATCACCATATTCTTTAAGGTCTTTACGTGCATCGTGTAGTTGTGCATCAGCTGCGTTCTTAGCTTCTACAACTTCACGTGCTTTCTTATCCACTTCTGCATTGGCTTCAGCGTCCTGTACCATCTTTTCAATCTCTTCATCTGTCAGACCTGAGTTGGCTTTGATAGTGATCTTGTTTTCTTTGCCAGTGTTTTTATCTTTAGCTGACACTTTTAAGATACCGTTAGCATCAACATCGAGAGTGATTTCAATCTGTGGTTGACCACGACGTGCTGGAGCGATACCTTCTAGATTAAATTGACCTAGTACTTTATTGTCTTTGATAAACTCACGCTCACCTTGGGCGATGATCACTGTCACAGCTGGTTGATTGTCATCTGCTGTTGAGAATACTTGGCTAGCTTTGGTGGGAATAGTTGTGTTTTTCTTAATAAGTTTGGTCATAACACCACCAAGTGTTTCAATACCTAATGATAATGGCGTAACGTCTAATAATAGAACGTCGGTCTTATCACCAGCAAGTACAGCACCCTGGATAGCCGCACCAACTGCAACAGCTTCGTCTGGATTGACGTCTTTACGTGGAGCCTTACCAAACAGTTTCTCAACTGCTTCTTGTACCTTAGGCATACGTGTTTGCCCGCCAACTAGAATAACATCACTGATGTCGCCAGCTGATACACCTGCATCTTTAAGGGCAACTTTACATGGCTCAATACTGCGATTGATTAGTTCTTCAACTAGGCTTTCAAACTTACTGCGTGTGATGTTTACGTTTAAATGTTTTGGACCGCTAGCATCAGCAGTGATGTAAGGTAAGTTTACTGCTGTTTGTTGTCCACTTGATAGCTCAATTTTAGCTTTCTCAGCGGCATCTTTTAATCGTTGTAGAGCAAGTTGATCTTTGCTTAGATCTACACCAGACTCTTTCATAAACTCATCGATGATGTAGTTCATCAAACGTTGGTCAAAGTCTTCACCACCTAAGAATGTGTCACCGTTGGTTGACAAAACTTCAAACTGATGTTCACCATCTACGTTGCTGATCTCAATGATACTGATATCAAATGTACCACCACCTAGGTCGTATACGGCAATCTTACGATCACCCTTTTCTTGTTTGTCCATACCAAATGCTAGTGCGGCCGCAGTTGGCTCGTTGATGATACGTAATACTTCAAGGCCTGCGATCTTACCTGCGTCTTTGGTTGCTTGACGTTGTGCGTCATTGAAGTAGGCCGGCACTGTGATAACTGCCTGTGTTACTTCATAGCCGAGATAGTCTTCAGCAGTCTTTTTCATTTTGATCAATACTTCTGCTGAGATCTGTGGTGGTGCTAGTTCACGATCATCAATCTTAACCCAGGCATCGCCGTTAGAGTTTTTAACGATTTCGTAGGGCATTAAGTCAATGTCTTTTTGTACTTCTGGTTCGTCAAACTTACGACCAATCAAGCGTTTACTGGCATAGATTGTTTTCTTTGGATTGGTTACTGCTTGACGTTTAGCTGATGCACCAACTAGGATCTCATCGCCATAGGCAACGACGCTAGGTGTTGTACGAGCACCTTCATTGTTTTCAATTACACGGGGTTTGTTGTTTTCTAGGATAGCCACGCATGAGTTTGTGGTTCCTAAATCGATACCGATGATCTTAGACATATAGTTTCTCCTTTAATTAAGCAAGATCTAAATATAGAGCCCCTAAGGCACTCTATACATTTATTTATTTCTGTTACAGTTTATTATATACTAGTATAACTTCTTGGGCAACTGTTGGCTAGATAGTTTCTTTTGCCAACGGTTTTTCGCGGCCGCGGCCTTGCGTTTACGCAGGCTGGTAGGTTTTTCGTAGAATTCACGCTCACGCATGTCCTGTAAAAGACCACTATCCATCATCTTCTTTTTGAACTTGCGCATGGCCTGTTCAACGTTGCCGTCTCTGACGTAGACTGTGCTGCCTTTTAGTGGATTATCGTATGCCAATTTTACCTTCCCTTGATTATATTAGTATATTATTTATGATATTATACGCTAATTGGGGTAATTTTGTCAACTAATTTGGTGAAGTAACCATATGGTGTCTGATATTCTAACCCTAGACCATAACGGATGTTAGTATCTTCTGGTGTAATTTTAACTTGGCTTGCGTCATCTATTAATACGACATCACACGATTTGCTGACATGATTTAACCATTCTAGATCATGGCTTTTACCGTCATATAAGTAGACATCAAAATCATTGTCATTGTTCTGCAGGAATTCTGTCAAGACGATAAAATCTGCTGGTTTAATATCAACGATCAATGCTGTATATCGCTCTTTTTCTACTGTACTGGGATAGGTAATATACCTAGTTTTTTGATTTTCCATTTAAATATTCCTTGATTTGTTCACGTTCTGCATCTGTAAGTAAGTCAATATCATATTCACCACTGTCAATCTTTTCTATTAGATGTTGTATATATGCACGATCGTAGGCAAAACTGTCAGTCTTGGTTTTGTCTACTTCTATCCATTTCTTTTCATTCCATTTGAACAACTTGCTAGGTAACATGTCTACACGCAGATACATATCACCCTTGACTGGAGTAGGAGGAAAGTTAGTGCCAAAACCAACATTGACCGGTGCGGTTGATTCAGCATTGATACTAAAATCTGGTATTACTATCTGATTAGGATTGTCATGTATGACCACAGCTTTAGGCACAGGATTAATCGGTTCTTCGTCTGTAGCCGGTGCTGGACGACCACGTAAAGGTGGTGGATCAGCATGTGGAATATCAGCAGTTGGTAATTCTATTACGGGCTGTGGTGGTTCAACAGGACGTTCAATATAGACTTCACGGATAACTTCAACGGGACGTTCTACTATGACTTCTTTGATGACTTCAACAGGAACTTCTCTGATGACTTCCTGTATTACGATTTTTTCTTTAGGGGGTCTTTGATCCAGCTCACTAACTTTTTTTTTAGGTTTTCAGCTGTAGCTTTAACTGCCTCTAGTTCGCGTTGGAGTGTAGCATTTTTGGCTTCTGCTTCATCTATCAATCGTTGTGCCTGTGTTTCTTCACCTTCCAATACTGGAATATTTAATGATTTAAGAAACTCGGCCGCATCCATTCCATCTAAATTTTGTGGAACTCCTGATTGTTCTTTTACCTTGTCTAACTGTTCATCAGTCAATGGTTCAATATCGTGCCAGGGATCTTCTGTAGTCGGAATCCATTGTTGTTTCCAACCTTTACGTTTGTCTTCTCTATGCCAAGTAAATGTCTGATCAGCGGCCAAGATTAAAACTAATGCCAATGGATCAAATACCAAGACGATCAGGATGATCACCCATCTGACTGCCTTTTCTAATAGATTAGCATCTGGATTGTCACCATAGATAAGTGCGGCTATATATTTGATTGGACCAACTTCTGCTTCTACTTTACGTGCTTGGCTGGCGATAGGTGCTCGCTGTTCTTGTAGTGCTGAAATCTTTTTCTGTGCGGAGGAAATTTCGTTTTGGAGATTGGTTCTCTCTTTGGATTGTGCTCTACGGATTTGGACTGCACGTTCTGCTCCTCGATCATCTGTGGTACGACTTAGTTTCTCATCAACCTGTGCGTCCATTTGCTTAAGAGCTCGACGGGCGGCTTCGATATTATCACGTTCAGTCTTGATCTTGTCATCAAATATCTGCACTTGACTGCTAATGTCACCTGCCGGCACTGCTTGGTCCAAATGTGCTTTGCTCAAAAATCCAAATATCCCCATTGATGTAATTAGCATCAATATACCAATTGCTGGAACTAGATATAGTTTGAATTGGACTGCGACACGATCCCAATACTTGTGTAGCCAAACTGTGGTGATAACTTTACCAAGTTCAAGCACACTGCCCATGATAACGATAGGCCAAAATGCCGCGGCGAATATAGCAGTCAGGCCCGCGATACTGTAGAAAGCGGCTGTTAAGGATATTGTTAATGCGACTGCTAGTAATAGGTAACCAAAGATCATAGTTATATATTTATTGGGATATACTAGTTATAGTAGCAAGATATAATGATAAGAGCAAGAGCTTTTGGAAATAAAAAACCGCCCTTGTAGGCGGCTTTTTAAATTTGTATAGCTGTTAGTCGGCTGTTCTTGAGAAGTCTACCGTGCCGATCTCTGTTATGTTTACTACAGCCAGTGTACCAGCTGTGGTGATAAAAGTGATCTTTGGGTTAGTTACACTGGTTACAACGTTGCCTAACTGTGTCCAAGTGCTGGTATACGTGCCGTCACCTACTATGATATCACGTATGGTATTTGCTGGAATTAATACGCAATTACCGGTGTTATAAGCCACAGGGCTAGTACCAACTGCATAATAGCAGGCTGCGTTACTAACTACCTTGACTTTGGTGCTGTTTAATGCTGGACTTAAAGCTGTTTGGCTTGAGTTAGCAGTAAGTTGATATGTTGCCATGTGAGTAATTCCTCGGTATATTTAAGTTATTTATCTTAGTTTACTGAGAACAACTGGCTTTTGTTCCATTGACTTCATGCACTGTGACCCAACCTGGGTCTTTGACGGCCAGGAATGCTATCTTGCTACACTTAACTGGTATACGTAATTGTAGGCTAGTGCCTGCCCTGAGCAAGGCGCACCGATTATCAGCAGTGGGATTTTCACCTACACGCCAGAACACACTGACCTGGGCGGTGATAGTAACAGGTCCACGAGCTAGGACTGGAGTTGCTTGGCTAACTGAGTTAGCATTTATTGAGTAGCTGGCCATATAGATATTTAAGCCAAGAGAAAGGGCAGGAAAATGGAAAACCTGCCCCGACGCGAACTACTAGACTGACTTAACTGCCCAATTAACAATCTTAACTGTCAGCATCTACGGAATACTGGTAAAGCCCTGTACTGAAAGGTTTGCTAAAACTTTATCCAGGTTTTTGTTTTGATGGATGATTGAATAGCCTCCAATGTTTTTGTATTCCAAAGTGCATCATCTAAAGAAAGTTTGGGCGCAGTATTGTTGATAATGCATTGGTTAAAATGATCAATCTCAAGCGTAAAATGATTGGCTTTTTTAATATATTCATTTTTTACGCCATCCGCATCTGTTGTTACGGTTAATAAGGCTCCATCATTTTCATGCTGCCACACCGTGTGGCACATCAATTTTCCTTTTTCCCCAAAAATTTCAAATTGAGAACGTCTCACGCATTCAAAGCTAATATCAAATTGAGCACGTCGATTCAGGCCAAAATCGATCATGCCCGAAGTTGTGAGATCTGCCCCATGTTCATTGAGATGGCTTGTCGCAACAACTGATAGAGGGTTCTGATTAAAGCATTGTCGAATCGTATGGATAGCATAAGGTCCAATGTCCCATAATGCACCCCCACCATTTTCAATGGATCGATCGATACGATAAAAACGCGCAGGCTGGATTGGGAAAGAAAACATAGAATGCACATACTGCACATCACCTAATAATCCTGAACTAATAATTTCTTTTATACGATTAAACTGTGGATGAAAGACATACATAAAACCTTCCATCACTTTGACATGATTTTTATCAGCCGCCTCCTGAATTAATTCAACTTCCTTTGAATGAAGTGCGATAGGCTTTTCTATGAGTACATGTTTTTTATGATTGATTGCTTGAAGAGCGGGCTTGGTATGCTCCTCGTTTGAAAGTGGGATATATATAGCGTCTATATCAGGATGATTAATCACTTCATCTAAAGAATTGAAGGTCTGAACTTTACCTAAAAGTGCGGGCTGGTATTTTTCTAAACATTCTGCCGCTGCATTGACTCTTCGACTTCCAATAGCAGCAAGCTCACCAAAAGGACTATTTGCAATAGCGGGAAGAAGTCTCTCATTGACACGTGCTGCCCCTAGAATACCCCAACGTATTTTTTCCATTGTGTAGATCTTAATTAAAAGTAAGAAAACCTGCCCCGACGCGAACTACTAGATTGACTTAACTGTGTGTTCTGCTATCTTGTGTTCTATCATATAGGGCAAGCTGATCCAGGGCCATTCAAGCTCAAACGGACAACCGTTCTTGCCCCAGTTGTTGTGTTTTAAATAATACTTGTATACTTTTAAATCCTCAAGATTCTTGGGATTGAATAATCGCTTGGTGGCGAATCTATCACGCATAGTAAATAACATTATTCTTGCTCCTCTGCTTGTTCAACTTCAGACAACCATAGGTCGATAGGACCTGACACATCATCTGGCACATCAATAAGGTCTTCTTCTTCACCGTTATCCCATTCTATCCGGATAGCCCAACTTACCACACGTCGCTTGGGTTGGTCCGGGTATAAACGAGCATCATCTTCTGGGGCATAAATTACCATTATTTCTTGCTCCAGGCTTTAGTATCTTTTTTCAGCTGATGCGTGATCTCATAGGCACGACCTAGGAAAAATATCGCCACCAAAACAGCTATTAATGAAATTGTATTTAAAATTGTATATGTCATTATGCATACTCCTGTTCACGACGATCTAATTCTTGTGCGAGTAATTCTTGATAGATTTCATCACGCACACCACGAGCCTGTAGACTCTTGTATAACTCAAATTCTTCTTCCAGCTGATCTTGCGATAGCTGTTCAATCTGAAATTTCAAGTTCTTAGTTAAGTGTTCTAATGGCATTTTTAACCTTTCTTTATTGTTAATATGTAACATTATACAGTCATTTTACCAAAAAGTCAACCAAAATTTACCAGTTATTATCTAACTTTTTAAGGTTAGCCATACGAGTATCAACGTGCTTTTCGATACTGGATAAACAGGTGTCCTTGCCCGGACCATGGACATCATTTATGGTTACTGTAATCCTTGCCCGACCGTCTTTAGCTTGGACTACGACGTCGCCTGCTACCCATTCGTTCACACTAGGCAACCAACTGCTAGGTGCGATGTCGCATCGGATATTAGTCTTCTGCCCACCGGCTAAACCGTTTTTCCATTCTTGCCCAGATGTTGTATTCATAATGTCCTGTGTTTTAGACATCATAGCTTGTCCAACATCAATTACAGCTGGACCAAATGATTTTTCAATCTGCTCAGCAGTCATGCCCGACACGTCGTAGACTTTTTGGAATTGTCCAGTTTGTTCAGCTTGTGCTGTGATTGCTGTTAATCCTAACACTCCCGCTATAACTAACTTTTTCATATATACCTTTCATTTAATCAAAATTATGCAAAAGGACTTACAAGATTATGTGAAAATCTCTTCTTTAAAGCATCAATAATCGCATTATTACATCGACCTATAAAATCTTCATCATTTGTATTAGCAAAATGAACAACAATCCAATTTCCATCATTCATTTCTAATGCACAGTCTGTAGTAGATGTTGTTTCGACTTTGTTTCCACTAGCCATTCCACCGACTATTGCGCCTATTCCTCCTGTTAAAATTCCACCGACTGCGGCACCTGCTATTGTTCCTGCTGTGCCTTTTGTTCCAATTTTATGAACATTTGAATCTAATACCTTAAAGTTCTTTACATCAGTTGCTTTATAGGACAATATAATTTTATTTTTAAAAAATCCTTGTTTTTTTAGATTAATAGTATCGGTCTTGGCAAGATATTCAAAAGAACCATTGATCAATTCTGATATATTTGAACTTTTAATTTCCACTTGATTTCTCCACTTATTAATGATTAAAAATTAGTGCTGGTTTTCCGTTTTAAGTCTAAAAGCCAGCAAACTAAGACTGCGGCAATTTTATAGCTCTCTTTTATAGTCATCAGCTAAAGGACGCAACGCCCTGGGGATGTTGACTTGTTTGGTGGGTGTCAACGTTTGGCTTGCGGTTGATTCAACGTTGCCTTCTGGGTATTTAATCCGGTAAACTAGTATGCTACCACCTGGGCCTGTGTCTTAGTCTGCATTTAGTTCTGACACAGTTTACTGCATAATAACCGGCCTGGCCATAACCCGACCCATAACCTTATATGTTGAAGCCTAGTTCCTTAGCTTCTAACTTGATCGCTAGATTACCTTCTGCTGTTTTGAACGTATGGTTTAACAGCTGGTCGATAATATCTTCCTTAGGAAGAGCTTCTTTTAACACTACCAACTCTACGTTGGTATGACCATTTTTAGTTAATACACTAGCACGTGATTTACTGTTGGCATAACGCACTTTGTATTTGCCATTATGTAAACTAATACCTGCTACTTTATATGTTTTTACTGTCATTTATTGCTCCTTTTTCTTATTGTATGTAAACATTATACAGCCATTTTGCCCAAAAGTCAACCACTTTTTAGGCCTTGTAAGTCATTGATTATTAATCCCAATAGTTGCCCGCAGAAGCGTAGTATGTGCGTGGTTTAGAGTCATCCATCCACGCAAACGGGCCCATGTTTAGCTGGTCCATGACCTGACGGTTCATCCATTGCATGGCGTGTCCAGCGGACTCTGCGATAACTTTATGCTGTTCTTTACCTACTTTGAAATAATATGTTTGTCTTTTCACTGTTTCTGCTCCTGTTTTGTTATTGTATGTAAACATTATACAGTCAGTTTACCAAAAAGTCAACCAAAATCTAATAGGTTTCTTTGGTGATATAAAACTCAGTTGTTGGGTATTTCGCGATGAATTCTTCTGTGATC